GCGCCGTGCATCTGCATGGCCGGAGTGAGCGCGCCGAATTTGAAGGTGACGCTGCCGTTGTGGGGAACCAGCGTGCCGCACAACGCGGGAAGCTCGGTCTCTTCGCTGCAACTGATTACCACGAAAGGCCGGCCTGTCCGGGCCGCGATTTGCTCGATGGTCGTGGTTTTTCCAACGCCCTTGGGACCGACAAAGTATGAAGGTCGATTGCGAACCAGAGACGCGCTGGCAAAGGCGTCAATGTCCTCGGGCCAAACGTGGTCGTGCGCGACGTCCGGGACGTTCATCCCGCCCGACCACAGGTCGGTCGTGACAGGGCTGAGCTTGTGGCTCGCCGGCAGGGCGAACAGTTTGCCCAGGGTGATCGTGCCGGTTCGCTTGGCCTGCCGCGCGATGACGGGAGCGACGCTGCCGGCGGGCGCCGACTGGTACTCAATGACGGTCTCAGTCACGGTCCTAATCTCGGCTGGCTTGTGGGCGCGCACGATCAGGTCGTCCAGCATGGCGCGGAACGCCTTGGGCGACATGTCATCCCAGGCCTGATTGATGGCGTCCCGTTCGGCCAGGGCTTCCGGGGACATTGTGGGTTCGCCCTGGGCGATGGCCTGGGCTTCTACGACGGTCTCGGTCTCGGGCTCGCTATCGTCGGTCATGTCATTGGTCTCCTGAGCCAGGGCGAAGGCCTGGGCTGCAGCGTGCTGTACGGCGCTGATAATGGCGGGGATATCCAGGCCCAGGGCTTGCGCCCGGGCGATCAGTTCGGCGTTCACCCATTGCGAGACGTTCTTTGCCGTAGGGTCGGCGGCGCCAACGGCCTTTCGCAAGGCCGCACGCTGTTGATTGGTCATGGTGTACATGGTGGACATTGGCTCCATAGCTTCGCTGACCGGCTGAATTGCCGGCTCCTGATAATCTCAGAGAATGTGCCAAGTGTCACGGCATATATGCAGCTATGCAGACAGGCCAAAGAAAAGGCGTCATGCATACGTTGTGCAAAGGAACCAGGCGAGCATGGGAATTTTCCATAATACCGATCGTCGCTAGCTGGGTTTATTTGCCCGCTGGAGCGTTTTTGCCCTGTCCTAGGCCATCGTAGCACGTGTCTTCATGTTCGCATTCGTTCTTGAAAATTCTCCGAGATGTTCCAATGCAATTTGTTGTTGCTCTGGGGATATGTGGACAAACCAGGCGAACGAGCCGCGTGACGCGCGCATGTTGACGCTGTCTAGTTGCGTGTGTCCTGCAGACACGGACACGCTCACGTTGCATGTATCTAGGCGCTGTCTAGACGCAGACGAGACGCAACTAGACAGTGACTAGATCAGGACACAGGACACGCATGGCGAGTGCAACTAGACAGTGTCAAGATGACTGATGACTGCAACTAGACAGTGTCAACCGTGTCGTGTCCTGCGTCTTGGCGCTGTCAAGATGACCAGGACATGCATCTTGACGCTGACAAGATCGGCCCCCCGCCCCCGGGACCACCCCGGCGCGGTCTTCGTATGCGGACCACCCGCATCCTATTCTCGCCAAAAAATTTAAAAAATCGTATAGACGGTCTTCGTGTGCGGCCCCGGCCCGCATCCTATTCTCGCCAAAAAATTTAAAAAATCGTATAGAGCAAGCGATCCCAGTCCTATTCTCGCCAAAAAATTTAAAAAATCGTATAGAGCAAGCGATCCCATTCCCGGAGAAACTCATGACCAACATCGCCGTCAGCCCAACCGCCAAAGACGCCGTCCGCCAGGATTTCAACCCGAGCCAAGACCCGACGGTGGCCGACCTCAAGCGTCGCACCGCCGAGCTGATCTCGCTCATGGAGCTGATCCGCGACCGGGGCGTGGCCGGCCGCGAAGCCAGCGTCGCCATCACCCAGCTGCAGACGGCGTCGATGTGGTGCGTGCTGGCGGCGACCAAGGGCTTGCCCGGCAGCACCAGGCCGACCGATACTACCGACAGCGGGGTGGAGCAGCCCGGTAGCTCGTCAGGCTCATAATCTGGAGGTCGCGGGTTCAACTCCCGCCACCGCTCCCCTCACGGTGTCCAGATGCCCGGCAATGCAAAATCCCTCAAGCGCAACAACTCGGGCCTGACCCCCAACCAGGTCCAGTTCGTCCACAAGTTCATCAAGGATCCGCGCAAGGTGATCCTCAATCCGCGCGCCTACGGCGCCGGCGACCGTGCGTCCAAGACAGGCGGCCACCTGGCGAGCAGCGTGGTGCTGGAGGCGGTGGCCACCCGCATGACCCCGGCCGAGGAGATCACCCCTGAAGTGATCATCGCCAACATCGTGCGGATCAGCGACCTCGCCGAAGGATCCGGCATGTACCTGGCCGCGCTGAAAGCCCAAGAGCTTCTCGGCAAGTACAAGGGCATGTGGATCGAGAAGCATGTAAATCTGAATGTCGACTTGGCGAAATCTCACGTCGATGCCCTGGTCGAGAAGATGAAGCAACGCAAGCAGTTGGGGAATGGTCATGCGGCTGCGGCGGAGATCCTTCATCTCACTTCTGCCGGCGACGCCGGCGGTGGCCCTGTGGACCCCTTCGATGGCCTCTGATCCGTTTGCTGGCTTTCCTGGGCTGAAGCAGCCAACTCCTGCGTTGCCGGTCGCAACGCAGGCTTTCTATGAACAACTGATCGAGGCCTACGCCGACGATCCGGTCGGCTTCATCGAGGATGTCCTTGGGGTGACGACCCTTCAGGACTGGCAGAAAAAACTCATGATGAGCGTGGCGCGCGGCGCCCGGCGAGTATCCGTCAGGGCGGGACACGGTGTCGGAAAGAGCGCCTTTTGCGCGTTTCTCGTGATCTGGCACATGGTCTGCCGCTATCCGCAGAAGACCGTGATCACGGCACCTACGGCCGGTCAGCTGTTCGACGCGCTGTTCGTCGAGGTCAAATACTGGATCGGCAACTTGCCGCCGCCGATCAGGGCCTTGTTCGAGACCTACTCCGACAGGATCGAGCTGAAGGCCAATCCCGAAGCCAGTTTCGTGTCCGCCAGAACAAGCTCACCCGAGCGTCCCGAAGCCCTGGCCGGTGTCCATTCGGATCATGTCCTGCTGATCGGCGACGAGGCGTCGGGGATCCCAGAACAAGTCTTCGAGGCCGCGTCGGGAAGCATGACCTCGTTCAACGCGACCACCATCCTGATCGGCAACCCGGTCAGGCTGGAGGGGCTTTTCTTCCGGACCCACCATCAGCTCAAGTCCGACTGGCACACGGCGCATGTGACGTGCGTCGGCAACCCGCTCGTGACCAAGGACTTCATCGACCAGATCGCGACGACCTATGGCGAGGACAGCAATGCCTACCGTGTTCGTGTCCTGGGCGAGTTCCCGAAGACTGGGGATGATACGCTTATTCCCCTGGAGCTGGTGGTCGCAGCGCAATCCCGCGACATCGTCCTCGACCCGCACGTTCCTCTCCGTTTTGGTGTGGACATCGCGCGCTACGGATCCGACCGGACCGTTCTCTGCAAGCGCAAGGGAAACGTCGTCATCGAACTCAAGTGGTGGCCCAGTACAGACCTGATGAGCACCGCCGGAAGGATCCTGCATGAGGCTGAGAACGATCACCCCGACGAGATCTGCATCGACAGCATTGGATTAGGGGCGGGCGTCGCCGATCGCCTGCGCGAGCAGGGCTACAACGTGCGCGACGTCAACGTCAGCGAAACCACGGCGGTGAACATGCAGGCGAACAGGCTGCGCGATGATCTCTGGCTTTCGGCCCGAGAATGGTTGAATACTCGTGCTGTTAAGCTCCCCTATGATGATGAACTCAAACAGGAACTGAGTAGTCCAACATACAGTTTTACGTCTAACGGTAAGATCAAGGTCGAGGGTAAGGCCGAGATGAAGAAGCGCGGGCTGCGCTCCTGCGATCTAGCGGATGCCTTGTGCCTGACCTTCGCCGGCGAAGCTGCGCATCTTGGAGGGCGAGCACCTGGTTGGCTCCCCGGCAAACCACTTCTCAGACGCATAAAAGGAACTGTATAATGGCTAAGACTGCTACCACGAAAACCGTCCAAAACATCCGGGAAGACCTTGCCCGACCCAAACGTAAAAAGACCAAGCTCAAGGCCAAAACTAAACGGAAATAGCCGGTGCCACTGAAAGGCCAATCGACACCTTGGCAAGATCGTTTCTGGGCCAAGGTCATGCCCGAACCCAACTCGGGTTGTTGGCTGTGGACTGCCGGTGTCGACAAAGACGGTTACGGTGTTTTCACCAAATACGATGATGATCCCGCTGAAACGGGGTACGCGCAAAGAGCCCATCGCATTGTCTGGAAGCTGAATTGCGGACCAATCGCCAGCAACCAGCAAGTCCTGCACAAATGCGACCTGACGTGCTGCGTGAACCCGGATCACCTGTTTCTGGGTACTACCCAGGACAACACGGCCGATCGCCACCGTAAGGGTCGTAGTGCGCGTGGGGAGTGTGACGGTAACGTCAAGCTGACCGAAGCCGACGTACGTGCCATCCGGGCCAGTACCTGGAACCAGGGCGATCTTGCCTTTGCCTACAGTGTCAGCCAGCAAACCATCAGCAACATCATCCTGGGCAAAACTTGGCGGCATGTGGCCTAAGATGGTATAGCGCAAGGTCTGCAGCGATCTGCGGCGCTGCTCCATCTTCTAGAGGAGCGCCCCATGTCCAAGGCCAACGGTCCCGGTTGTGAGGGGCATCGAACTACGCCTTATTACGCCACGGCCAAGTCGAAGGCTGCCCAGACCAATGCCGACGTCAGCCGCAGCTCGTCGCTGAAGTTCGTGGACAGCCACGACCGGCCCAACTTCGGGAACAAATCAGGCGGGACACGGCGTCCCTCGGGATCGGGCGGCGGCTACGACATTGGCGGGCATGGCTCCGCCTCGGTCGCCGGCAGCAAGAAGGCGAGCCTCGGCAAGCACTTCAAAAGGTAGGCCGCCATGCCCACCAACAAGAACTTCCTGCACCACCAGGACATGATGAAGTCCTTCAGCCGTGCCGAAGGCATGACGGTCCGGCCCGAAGGCATGGGCGCGACCTATGGCTTTGGCTCGACGGGCAAGCCCCTGTCCGAAGCCCAGCGGGCCAGCGTCTTGAAGGCGGGGCGAACCTCTGCCCTGAAGCGCGGCGCCCGCGCCGGCAAGGCCCTGACCCGGGTCAAGACCAGCTTCCTGGAGTAGCGCCATGGCGAGCGTCGGTTGGGTGATGGGCGGCGGCAAGCCGGTCCTGGTGCCGCGCAACAAGCCCCGGCCCAACAAGCCGGGCGTGGCGACGCCGGCGACGCCCTACCCTTTCGACCTGGCGCCAATGGACGAGGACCAGTTCGGTTCGGCCGTCCTGGCAGCGCAGTCCGACGCGGCGCTCTACATCGACGGCTACGTCGCGCCCTACCGGACGGCGGCGACGAGGTTTTATCGTGGCGATCCGTTTGGCAACGAAGAGGACGGCCGGTCGCAGATCGTCATGACGGATGTCCGCGACACGACCCTGGCGATGCTGCCGGGGCTGCTCCGGATCTTCACCTCGTCGTCTGACGCGGTGACGTTCGACCCCAACACGGCCGACAAGGTCGAGATGGCGGAACAGCAGACCGACTACGTCAATCACCTGTTCTACCAGGACAACCCCGGCTTCACGATCCTCTACGACACGTTCAAGGACGCCCTGATCCGCAAAACCGGGATTATAAAATACTACTGGGACGAGACGGTCGACATCTACGAGATGGAGTTCACCAAGCTCACCGAAGGACAGATGCGTGTCCTGGAGAGCGAGGGCGAGATCCAGATCCTGGAGCGCCGCCGTTACCAGGATCCCGACTGGGAGGATCCTGCGCCGACCTCCGCAGGACCGGCGCAGCCCCCGGCGCCGACCAACGTCGTCGACATGCAGACGGGCCAGCCGCAGCCGGCGGTGTCGCCCTGGCTCTACGACACCCGTGTCCGGCGTTACCACCCCCGGAAAAAAGTCACCATCGAATGCGTGCCCTGCGAGGAGTTCATCTGTGCGCGTACCACACGGGATCTCGATAAGTCACCCTACCTCGGGCACCGCTCGATCAAGACCATCAGCGAGCTTGTCGCGATGGGCTACGACTACGACGAGATCGTCGACATCGCCAACATCGGCGACACCTTTGTCCTGAACTACGAAGCCCAGACCCGCAACCCGGCGATCAACGCCTTCCTCCAGACGCCGGACATCAACGATCCGACGGCGAAGAAAGTCACCTACGTCGAGCAGTGGATCCGGATTGATAAAGATGGCGATGGCTACGCCGAGCTTCGGAAAGTCTGCACCATCGGCAGCACCGTGATGCACGACGAGGTCGTCGATGAAGCTCCTTTCGGTATATTTTGCCCGGATCCTGAGCCTCACATGCTCATCGGAAACAGCGTTGCAGACCAAACCATGGACCTGCAGCTGCTCAAGTCCAACGTCATGCGCGGTGTCCTGGACAGCCTGGCGCAGAGTATTCATCCCCGGACGGCGGTGGTGGAAGGGCAAGTCAATCTCGACGATGTCCTAAACGTCGAGACTGGTGCGATCATCCGGATGCGCCAGCCGGGCATGGTTCAGCCGTTCGCCGAGCCGTTTGTCGGCCAGAACGCGATGCCCGTCATCGAATGGATCGACAACTTGCGCGCCGTACGTACCGGCATCATCCCGGCGACCGCCGGGTTGGATCCGGACGTGCTGCAATCGACGACCGCTAGCGCCGTGAACGCAGCCATCCAGGGCGCGCAGGAGCGCACCGAGATGACGGCGCGCATCTTTGCCGAGCAACTCAGGCGCGTCATGAAGGGCATCCTGAAGCTCGTCGTGCGCCACCAGGACAAGCCCAGGACACTGCGGTTGCGCGGCAAGTGGGTCGAGGCCGATCCCCGGATGTGGGACGCGACGCTCGACTGCAAGGTCAACGTCGCCCTCGGAAGAGGCGACGACAGCCGCCGGATCCAGTCCTTGATCATGATCGCCCAAAAACAGGAGCAGATCATCCAGCTGATGGGGCCGATGAACCCCTTAGCGGACGCGGCTCAATACAGGAATACACTGGCTAAAATCACGGAACTGATGGGCTACAAAGATGTCAACCAGTTCTGGAAGCCGATCGACATGGCGGCGCTGCAGCAGCAGATGGCAAGCGCGCCGCCCAAACCCGACCCGGGAATGGTTCTCGCCCAGGCACAGATGCTCAAGGCCCAGGGCGAGGTCGAGAACGACAAGATGAAGAACATGATCACGGCCAAGGAGGCCGAGCTTCAGCACGCCCGCGAGGTCGAGAAGACCAAGATCAACGCCCTCGTCCAGATGCAGAGCATCGAGGCGCAGTGGGGTGCCCAGATGTCGGAGCGCGACCAGCAGGCCGAGACCGACCGCGCGCATCTGCTGGGCGACCTGCTGAAGCACTCGACGGCCGAGCAAAATCGTCTGGCGGCGGAGGCCCAGCAGCGCGACAGCGACGAGAAGCATCGCGGCCACGAGCGCGAACTGGGCGAATGGGACCGCGCCATGTCAATCCACGGTGCCGACCAGGACCGCCAGTCCCAGGATCAGCAGCACCAGCGCCAGCTGCAGTTCGATCTGGCGAAGCATCGCCTTAGCATAGACGCCCAACGTCAGATGAACACCGAGAAGACCGAGGCCGGCGAGCGCATGGCCAGGCAGAAGGCGGCGCAGCGGCCGAAGCCCAAGTGATGGCCGGTCTGCTCGACAGCCGGGAAGAGCTTGATGAATACCTCAGGCGCATGTTGTCGCCGCCCGAGCCGCAGCAGTTCGACACCGGCAACGTGTTTCAGCCACTGCAGTTCAGCTCCGAGTACCAGGCCGCCGGTGGCCGCATGCCACAGAGCGTCACGCCCCAGGCCACCCTCAACCTGGGACCGCTGGCGCTGACCGGTGGCGCCCAGTTCCAGCAGCGCACGACCGACGAGGGCAACCCCTACACCAAGGTGACGCCGCTGTTCGGCGCCGGCATGAACGACATCCCCCTATTGGGTGGCAAGGCCGAGGCGGCGCTCAAGATCACGCCCGAGCAGGAGAAGCTGTTCACGGCGGTGTGGCGCAAGAAGCTTCACGACGATGCCCTGCTGTCGCTGACGCTGCAGCACATGCAGCCCTACGAGGGTCAGCCCAATACCCAGTTCGGCATCCGCTATCAGAGGAAGTTCTGATGCCTGATGTCCTGATCACCACCGAGGAGATCCGCGAGATCGAGGACATGCTGCGGTCAAGCGCGTTCACCAAGCTGCTGCAGGTCGCCGAGAACGACTACCAGCTGCAGTGGCAGGCGGCGGCGACCGTCGAGGATCGCGAGAAGATCTGGCACCACTTGAAGGCGCTGCAGCA